GCACCAGAGTGTGAAGCGTTGGAACGTGCTTGTGATGCACAGACGCTTTGGTAAGACGGTCTGGGCTGTAAATCATTTAATCAAACATTGTCTGACTTGTGAGTTGCCCCGGCCTAGAGTTGCTTTTGTGGCTCCTACGTTTACACAGGCCAAGCGTATTGCTTGGGATTATGTAAAATACTACGCGGGTGTTCTTCCCGGCGTTAGCTTCAATGAGACAGAACTGAGGGTTGACTTCCCTAATGGCGGTAGGCTGATGCTATTGTCTGCTGAGAACCCTGATAGCTTGCGCGGTATCTATCTTGATCTGTGTGTGTTTGATGAGTTTGGGATGCAGAACCCAAGGGTATGGGGGGAGGTTGTTAGACCAGCCCTATCCGACAGAGAGGGTGGTGCTGTGTTTCTAGGCACCCCGGCAGGGCATAATCATTTTTATGATTTATTAGAAACTGCCAAGTCAGAAACAGAGAATGGGTCTGACCAATGGTACTGGAAGATAGTCAAAGCGTCTGAAAGCAATCTGGTTAAGGAAGAAGAACTAGAAGCTGCTAGATTGCAGATGACAATGGAACAGTACGAGCAGGAATACGAATGTTCGTTCACAGCCGCTATCATTGGCGCATACTACGGCAGACTGCTGGCAGATGCAGAAGATAACGGCAGAGTTACCAGAGTGCCGTATGACCCGGCCTACCCTGTGCATACTGCGTGGGATCTGGGGATAAACGATTCAACAGCTATCTGGTTTGCCCAAATATTCAGAAGTGGAGCAGTAAATGTTATTGATTACTATGAAAGCAGCGGTGTTGGCTTGGATCACTACGCTGAAGTCCTACGTCAAAAAGATTACCACTGGGGCGATCACTTGGCTCCGCACGATATTGAGGTGCGGGAAATAGGTTCTGGCAAAAGCCGACTAGAAACTGCCTTTAGTCTTGGCATACGCTTCCGGGTGATACCAAAGATGAAAGTAGCTGACGGTATTAACGCTGCCAGAGTATTGATGCCTAAATGTCACTTTGATCGTGATAAATGCGCTGAAGGCGTAGAAATGTTGAAACAGTACAGGCAGGAGTGGGATGAACGTAGAAAAATGTTTAGAGATCACCCGCGCCATGACTTTACGTCTCATGCTGCGGATGCGTTTAGGTATCTGGCTGTTGGGTTGGAGAATAGGCAAGCTGCTGTTCGCGCACCGCAGAAAGTTGCGGTCAATGAATATAATCCCTTCACGATATGACAACACAAGATATAGAGGACATAATTTATCTAATAAGATCAAGCGATTACCATAACTGGTGGGGCAGAGAGTATTTTATTGATCTGATTAAGACGCCGTTTAGTCTGAAGCAGTACATAGTTTTAAGAGATGGGCATGTGCCAATCAGCTTTGCAACATGGGGGTTTCCAAACCCGGAGCATGTAAAAGAGTATTTACTGGATCATAAGTTCCCGGCAGAAGGATTTTATGGTGGGGGCAAAGACCCTTGGTTAGTGGACTTCATAGCTGTTGGCGGTATGCGTAATACGACTACAGGTTTCAGAAGTGTAAAAAATGTGTTATCAAATATGGGTTATAGTCAAGCTTATTGGTTCAGAACAGAAACAAACAAGCTTGGGTTTCATAAGCTAAATGGAGTGAGTAATGGGCGGCGCACCGAAAAAAGTTAAAAAAGCAGCAAGAAAAGTTACCAAGGGTGTTGGTAAGGTCGTGGAAAATGTTATCGAAAAGCCAGTTAAGAAGATTGGCAAAGAAACTTTTGACACACTTATGGGAACAACAGATGAAGAACGCCGCGCTATGCTTTACGGTGATATGCCTTCTCCAGAAGCACCAGAGGTCACACCAGAAGTCACACCAGAGGTTGTGCCTGATGACAACACAATTCTTGGCAGAGGCAGACGCAGAACCAAAGCAAAGCGTTCTGGCGCTGCTGGCACATTAGAAGAGGGCTATGGGATTACATATGCCAAAGCTAGTCCGAAAGCACCAACAGGGAGTGCGTAATGTCTTTTCTCAAGCCAAAAGTTTACATACCGCCAGCCCCACCACCGCCACCGCCGCCAGCGGAAAAGACTGATGTAGATACACAAAAAGCGGTTGCTTTGGCTGAAGAGGCAACAAAAAAGGCTCGTAAGAAGAAAGGTGCTGGCTCAACGATTGTTGCTGGTGCTTTGACAGACAAGCCAGAAACAGTATCGCCAACAGGCGGCACACCAACATTATTGGGGTAAGTCATGCATATAAACTACATCAAAGATTTGCTTGGCAGATATGATTATCTCAAAACCCAGCGCGACAACTGGAATAGTCACTATCAAGAACTAGCTGACTATATGCTGCCAAGAAAAGCAGATGTGGTTAAAAGCCGTTCCAAAGGCGATAAGCGCATGGAACTTATCTTTGATGGCACAGCACTGCAAGCTGTAGACCTTTTGTCATCTAGCCTTCATGGGATGCTAACCAGCGGTGCAACACCTTGGTTCCATCTTGATATGAAAGATGAAGACATAGGACGCGATGACGCTGTGCGTGAATGGCTGCAAGACAGCAGTATGCGTATGATGAGAGCGTTTGGTCAGTCAAACTTTGAAACAGAAGTCCATGAGATGTATGTGGATTTAGTTGTGTTTGGCACAGGCTGTATGTTTGTTGAGATGGAAGGCGGTGACTTGCGTTTTAGCACCCGGCATATCTCTGAGTTCTATGTGCAAGAAAATCAGTTTGGCATTGTTGACACAGTATTCCGTTCATACAAATCGCCTGTGCGTCAGGTTATCCAACGATTTGGTATAGAGAATGTTACTGATTACATTGTAAAGAAACATCAGGACAAGCCTGATGAAGAAATAGAAATATTGCATGTTGTCATCCCAAGAGAAGAACGGGACAAGACAAAGCTAGACAACAAGAACATGCCGTTTGCATCAATCTATATTGACATGCAGTCAGCAGCCGTACTTTCGGAAAGTGGTTTCCAAGAGTTCCCGTACATTGTCCCACGATTTTTGAAGGCGACTGGTGAGACAATGGGGCGTTCCCCCGCGATGGTTGCGTTGCCTGATGTCAAGATGTTGAACTTGATGTCTAAAACAATCATCCAAGCTGCTCAGAAACAAATAGATCCTCCCTTGCTTGTTCCTGATGACGGATTTCTTCTCCCTATCCGTACCCAGCCGGGGGGATTGAATTTTTTTAGAAGTGGTAGCAGAGATACAATCACGCCATTAAACACAGGCGCAAACATTCCTATTGGTTTGAATATGGAACAGCAGCGCAGAGAAGCTATCAGGTCGGCTTTCTATGTTGACCAGCTACTATCAGGCGGTGCGCCTAACATGACCGCCACAGAGGTTATACAACGCCAAGAAGAACGCATGAGAGTGATAGGGCCAGTTCTAGGCAGATTGATGAATGAGATGCTACGTCCATTGATTGATCGCGTGTTTGCTTTAATGGTTCGTGCTGAAATGCTACAGCAACCACCAGAAATACTACAGGGGCGTAATGTAGATATTGAGTATGTGTCACCTCTTGCCCGCGCACAGAAATCAAGCAGTCTGAACAGCACTATGAAGGCATTGGAAATATTGATGCCGTTGGCTCAAATGCTTCCTGTTGGAGATCACATTGACCCAGACGGTTTGGTGAAACACATCACTGAATCACTTGGGGTTCCAAAAACAACACTTAGATCAACTGCTGAGATACAACAAGCTCGTCAGCAAAGACAGATGGCAGAGCAACAACAAGCAGAAGCTATGCAGGAGTCACAAGAGGTTCAAGATATAGCGCAGTTGGCACAAGCCACTAGGATGGTAGGCAAGTGAACAAAGAAATAGAAAAGACAAAAGATCTTTATAGACAGACATTCAATACAGACAGTGGGGCTAAAGTCTTAACTGATCTGGAAGCTAGGTGTAACTTTAAGACACTTAGTTATGTTGCTGGCGATGCCAATGCAACAGCGTTTGAAGAAGGCAAGAGAGCCGTAATTCTTCATATATACAACATGATTAGAGAGGAGTCATAATGTCATTAGAAAACGCCGAACAGGTAGCCCAGCCAGAGGCAACCCTTGCTCCAGCGATTGAAACGCCAGCAGAGGTAGCATCAGGCGGGTCTGGTAACGA